GATGACTGGCTTAAACGAGATCGCTTTGTATTTGTGGGTTGGTCTGGACTATTACTTTTTCCCACTGCTTATCTTGCCCTTGGTGGCTGGCTTACTGGCACAACGTTTGTTACAAGCTGGTACACCCACGGGTTGGCGTCTAGTTATCTTGAAGGTGCTAATTTCCTTACAGCAGCTGTTTCGACGCCTGCAGATGCTATGGGTCATTCTCTTCTTCTACTTTGGGGTCCTGAGTCTCAGGGGGATTTCGTCAGGTGGTGCCAACTTGGGGGACTCTGGCCTTTTGTGGCACTCCACGGATCTTTCGCTCTGATTGGATTTATGCTGCGTCAGTTTGAGATTGCTCGTCTGGTGGGTATTCGTCCTTATAACGCAATCGCATTCTCTGGTCCTATTGCAGTATTCGTTTCTGTATTCTTGATGTATCCACTGGGACAATCCAGTTGGTTCTTTGCTCCCTCCTTTGGTGTTGCTGCAATCTTCAGGTTCCTTCTGTTCCTTCAAGGTTTCCACAACTGGACCCTCAACCCCTTCCATATGATGGGAGTTGCTGGTATACTGGGAGGAGCACTGCTCTGTGCGATTCATGGAGCAACTGTAGAAAACACACTATTTGAAGACAGTGAACAAGCAAATACATTCAAAGCATTTGAACCTACGCAAGAAGAAGAAACCTATTCAATGGTTACTGCTAACAGATTCTGGTCGCAAATTTTTGGTATTGCTTTCAGTAATAAGCGTTGGCTTCATTTCTTCATGCTTTTCGTTCCCGTTATGGGTCTCTGGACTTCTTCTATCGGTATTATTGGTCTTGCTCTTAACCTTAGAGCTTACGACTTTGTAAGTCAGGAGATTAGAGCAGCAGAAGATCCTGAGTTTGAAACCTTCTACACGAAGAACATTCTACTCAACGAAGGTCTTCGTGCCTGGATGGCACCAGCAGATCAACCTCATGAGAACTTTGTGTTCCCTGAGGAAGTTCTTCCGAGAGGTAATGCACTCTAAAATAAATAAGGGAGTTCTAAAAGGACTCCTTTTTTTTTATGTCCCCTATTATGATATCTACTACAACACCACCAAAACTTGCAGACATTATTCGAGACACTTGGCCCAATCTTTATAGACCATCAAAAGATTTCAAACCACCTGTACAGTTATATCAGAAATCCAAGACATAAATCATGTAAAATTTGCATATTCATGCTATAATACTAAATCCCAAAGTTCGCAATATGAAAAAAGAAACATACGGAAATCCCTTTAGATCTGGAGAAAAAAATATTGATGACCTTCACAAAAAATTAATTCAAGATTTAGCACAAAAATCTAGAGAAGATAAAAAATTTGAATATATCTTTGCGGATGTATGTAAGATTATGAAAGATCTTGGGTGGGATTCTAATGATACAATCATTACACAAATTGCAGGAACTCTTAAGAAAGATAAATTTATTGTAATTAAAAATGAAAATTTAAACCCTCGTCCAAATTCAAAAGTACTTTCTCCAGGACAAGGAAATCCAGTCAATATATAATAAGTATAATTTAGATAGATGATGAATTTTGTAAAAAATGTATTAGATAATGGTGGATTTATAAAACCTTTAATTATTCCATCGGAATATACTAAAGGAACTGGACTACTTAATCCATCAGTATTTGTAGATGAATATGAAAATATATTAGTAAATATTAGACATATTCAATATACCTTGTATCATGCAGAATTAAACAAGTATGAACATCAATGGGGTCCACTTGTTTATCTTCACCCAGAAAATGATCAGACATTAACAACTACCAACTATATTTGTAAATTGACTGAAGATTTAGATATTGATTTTTATTCTAAGGTAGATACATCAAAATTAGATGTTAATCCTTTATGGGAATTTGTTGGTCTTGAAGATGCTAGATTATTTAAATGGCATGGCAAAATGTATCTCTGTGGAGTTCGTAGGGATACCACTACCCATGGTGAAGGTAGAATGGAACTATCTGAAATTGTTTTTAGAAATCAAAAAGCATTTGAAGTAGATAGAGTACGCATCCCAGCACCAGGAGAGAATAATTCTTATTGTGAAAAGAATTGGATGCCAATCTTAGATCAACCTTATCACTTTGTTAAATGGACAAATCCAACTGAAGTCATCAAATATGATTTAGAATCTCACACAACTACTCAAGTTCATATTGGGCAGTATCATCAAATGCCTGCTGATCTTAGAGGAGGTTCTCAAGTTATTCCATATAAAGATGGGTACATCACTCTAAATCATGAGACTTATTTGTATAATAGTGAAGCAGGCAGAAAGGATGGAACATATAAACATAGATTTACTTATTGGGATAAAAATTGGAATGTAATTAAGTTCTCTGAAAATTTTTCTTTCATGGGTGGAAAGATTGAATTTTCTTGTGGCATTGCAAAAAGAAAAAATGATTTCTTAATTACATTTGGATTTCAAGATAATGCTGCTTATATTTTAAGTGTTCCTAATCACATTATGGAGGAGATTTTAGATGATTGAACAACTTAATAAGTATATTCAAGATACAGAAAATTCTGAATATAATTTTAACTTGGCATTAGAGTATGATAATATTGGTCATACTGCATCTGCCATTTCTTACTATCTTAGAGCATCAGAGAGATCTTGTGATTTAGAATTATCATACACCTCTTTGTTGAGGATGGGATTGTGTTTTGAGATTCAGGGAAATCGTGATCAAACTGTAAAGGGAATTTATCAACAGGCAATTGGTGTTCTTCCCAAAAGACCTGAAGCATATTATTTGCTAAGTAGATATTATGAAAGAACATCACAATATAATGAATCATATACTATGGCAGAAATTGCATTATCAAATTGTCAATTTGATCTTAGTCCTTTGATTGTTGATGTTCAATATTTGGGAAAGTATGGTCTACTTCTTGAAAAGGCAATTTCCTCTTGGTGGTGGGGAAAGAAAGTGGAATGTAAATCATTATTTGAATATCTATATAAAAATTATTTTAATGAAATGTCTGATACCGATAAAAATATTGTTTTGGATAATATGAATAAACTTGGAATTGTTACTGAAAATTATTTTGAGTTAGAATATAAAAAAGCATGTGAAACATTTTCTGACATCAGTGAAAATCTTCCAATACTTTTTGAACTTGCAAAAGAATGTTCTCACGTTACTGAAATGGGAGTTAGGACTGGGGTAAGTACAAGAGCATTTTTGAATACTGATGTAATATTACGTTCTTATGATCTTTATATTGATGATGAAGTAAATTCATTGTTTAGTAAGGCAAAGGAATTTGATAAAGATGTTAGTTATACCAAAGCAGATGTTTTAAATATTGAAATTGAAGAAACAGATCTTCTCTTCATTGATACTTGGCACTGTTACGATCAGTTAAAACAAGAACTTGCTATACACCCCAAAAAAGTTAAGAAGTACATAGCATTTCATGATACCCATACATTTGGTGTAAAGGGTGAAAATTATTCCATTACAACAGATAATGGATATAAGGAAGATCCATTAGGTCTTCTTCCTGCGATTATAGAATTTTTGATTGAAAATCCAGAATGGAAATTTAAAATTCATAAAACAAATAATAATGGACTATCCGTAATAGAAAGAGTATGAAAAAAATTGTAGACTTCTTTCCATATTTTGATCCCACTGGAAGGCAAATTCTTGAACTAAGAGTTAATATGTTAAAGGATTATGTTGATGAGTTTATCATCTGCGAATCCAATAAAACCCAAAGTGGAATCCCAATTGAATATAATTTAAGAAATGTAATTGAAGAATTTGGGTTGCCAAAAGATAAGATTAAAATTATCGATCTTGATATTCCCGATGATGATGAATTAGAAATTCATGAGATTGATAGGTATAATTGTGCTGAAAATTATGATTTTGAAAATAGTTTAAATGGGTCAAATCTAAACTCCGTCAGAGCAAGAACTAGAGAAAGAATGCAAAAAGATTCTATTCTTTTAGTTTTGGATGAGTATGATGATGACACTGTGTTTATTCATAGTGACGCAGACGAAATTGTAAAACCAGAATCTATTGATTGGATTTCTAATATGACTAGAAATTCTCAAGATTCTATTATTAAGATTCCTTTAGTGTATCTTGAAGGTAGAGCAAATCTTAGAGTATTCTATCAAAATAGTGATGTTCCAAAACCATGGGACGGTGGAATGTTCTTTGCAACAAAAACTCAACTAAAAAAATCTACTCCAACCCAGATTAGATCTAATGTACTGAATCCATTTCCAATTGTTTATTTGGTACATGATAATCAAGTAATTCAAGATCTTGGTTGGCATTTCTCTTGGATGGGTGATGGCAAGACTAGGGTTGAAAAATGTAAAGCATTTACTCATTATGATGATAAATTTACTTTATTAGATTCTGAAAAGTATAGTTCAGAATCTATGGAAAAATTTTTGATTGAAAATGAACCTAAAGTTGGAGGTGTACCTCCATCTGGGTTTAAAGATGCTGTTCTTAAAGAGTATCCAATAAAATATCTTCCTCCAGAAATTTTTGATTTGCCTAGAGTAAAAAATTATCTATTGCCTGAACCAAAACAAACAATCCCACAATTTTCTATAAATTCAAATTCAAATACAAGACTGTGGATAGTTGATAATTTTTATGAAGATCCTCATGCAGTTCGTGAATTTGCATTGAATCAAGAATATATTGAAGGTGGTTTTGGTAGAGGGTTCATTGGTAGAAGAACCTACAAACAATTTTTATTCCCACAATTAAAAGAAGCATTTGAAAAAGTAATTGGAATGAAAATTACTGAATGGGAAAGTTATGGAATGAATGGAAGATTCCAATCATGTTGGGCAGGAGAACCATTAGTTTATCATTGTGATTCCCAAAAATTGGCAGGTATGATATACTTGACTCCAGATGCCCCATATCAATGTGGAACTACTCTTTATGCACATAAGAAAACTAGAATTAGGCATGGTTCTGAAGAAGGTATTATGGAAACCTTTACTCCAGGTAATTTAGATAGAACTCCTTATGAACCAGTTGATGTTGCAGGTAATGTTTTTAATAGATTAGTTATTTTTGATGGTCATTGTATTCATGCAGCATCTGAATACTTTGGATATACCAAAGAAAATGGTAGACTTTGGCAGATGTTTTTCTTCGATGTTTAAAAATTTATGAAATTTACAGTTTATTCAAAACATGGGTGTCCTTATTGCACCAAAGTATTACAAGTTCTTAATCATGTTAGTACTGAAAAGGGATATCCTATAGTAGAATATACCCTAGGAACTCATTTCTCTAAAGATGATTTCTATGCAGAATTTGGTCAAGGATCAACCTTTCCTCAAGTTGTTTGTGATGACACTCATATTGGTGGATGCTCAGACACTGTTAAGTACTTAAAAGAAAATAGTATTGTTTAATGAGTTCTATAAATAAAAGTGAATCCTCGGAAATTAATCGAGGTGTTGAATTAATATTAAGGAGAGAAAAACCCAAGAGAAAAACATTTTCTTATTGTTTTGAAAAGGTGGTTTCTTTACTTAATAGAAAAGTTACCATCTACTTTAATTTTTCCTTTGATATAAAGGAGTATAAGTAGTATAGGAGTATTAACATGTTAGCAATCACCTTAGTATTTTCAGTACTTTTTGTCATGCTGTCATTGGCAGTTGGTATTATGGGTGGATGGATACTTCGAGAGTATGTCTGGTCTAAACGTCCAGAGAATTTACATCCAGAATTGTTTGATGAAAATGGAAATGTTTTTCCTGATGAGATTATTGCCTTTAGATTTGAGCAAGTAGAATCGGAGGAAGATTACGAAGATTAATTAAATGGAGTTAAAGTATGAAATTACCACCAAATCAATTGGTATCTGAAGTGATTCAGAGAGCATCAAATGCAAAAACTAGAGAAGAAAAAATAGAAATTCTTCGTCATTATGATACCCCAGCACTTAGAGCAATTCTAATCTGGAATTTTGATAATCGAATTGAATCTGCTATTCCAGATGGAGAGGTTCCTTATACCCCAAATGATGCTCCAATTGGAACAGAGCATTCTAAATTAAATCACGAATGGAAAAAGTTTAATCACTTTGTTAAGGGAGTAAACAATCTTGCTCAGACAAAAAGAGAAGTAATGTTTATTCAACTTTGTGAGGCACTTCATAAATCTGAAGCAGAACTTCTTTGCCTTACAAAAGACAAACAACTGCACAAGAGATTTAAGATTACAAAAGCAGTTGTTCAAGATTCTTTTCCTGAAATCGTATGGGGAGAGGAAGGTTGAAGATTATTCACAAGAACTGTGATCTAGAACTTTCACAAGATAAGAGTCTTCCAATAGATTCTTATCTTGTTTCTTATTTTGATGAAGGAAATATTACTTTTGATATAGTTAAATCTTCCTCACAAATATCGATATTTGATTATTATTATGATACTTATGGGAAAGGATCTCCCTGCAGTATCAAATGGACCAATGGAACAGTAAATCCCAAATTATGGGGACAAGAAAAACCTAAAAAGAAAAAATGATGGGGAAGCATTACTTACTTAACTTGTATGGATGTTCGTTTGTTCTTTTGAACGATGAACGTTGTCTTATAGACTTACTTGAAAATGCAGCAGCAGCAAGTGGTGCTACTGTGGTTCAGACTATATTTAAAAAGTTTGAACCACAGGGAGTCACTGTTATCTGCTTACTTTCAGAAAGTCATATTTCAATTCATACTTGGCCTGAGGAAGGTAAAGCAGCAGTAGATGTTTACACTTGTGGGGATTGTAATCCTAAAATTGGTTGTGATATTATTATCCAACAACTTTATGCACAGACTCACACACTTAGTTACATAGAACGGTGACAATAAATAACACTATATCTGGAGTTTTTATATGCTTTCAACTCAAACCAGACTGAGATTGCAAGAGATTGCTGGTAAAATTGAAAGAGGTGATGAGGTAAGTTTAGAAGAAATGATATGGGCAGAGAAATGGTCTAAATCAAATAGGTCTGCTGCTGAGATTATTAGAAAGGCAAGGAGAATCTCAATTCAGGGTAAAGGTGATCCAGGAAGTCTAGATGAATTTCTACAGACAATGGATTTGGGAAATGCTGATCCATCTACACATCATGTGGGTCCTATGACTCCAGATGAACTTGCAGACTTCTTTCACAATGATGACGATGATTCTATGAGGAGAGATTGACATCTCTCCTTTTTTTGTGTAAAATTAGTAAGACTCGAATAAATTTATGGATGTTGAAAAGGTAAAATTGATTGTTAAAAATCTGGAGTCTCTTGTAAGATGTCTAAAAGAAGAACTTTATGAGCAAGACCAACCAGATTACTCTGAAATGCCCGAAACAATTTTTCCCTCAGAAGAAAATTCATATGAAGATTATGATGAGGTTTTTGTTGAATGAAAATTAAAAAGATGCTAAAGATGCTTAAGGAAGCAACTGAAAAACAATCTCATCGATATTCATTTGCAGAATTGGATTATATGAAACATCAATTGCAAGTGATAACTGAAGAAATTGAAAAACTGGAACATAGAGACTATAAAGGATTTGGAAAAAAGTATGATTAAATTAATTTCTATTACTCAAGGTGCTGGAGATCTAATTGATAAAAATGCTCAAGAAGTAATTTCATATATTGCTCGTGTCAGCAATCCAAACAATCAACTTAACTTTGAAACTTCTTCAGGTCTTCTGAAGTATTGTATTAATCATGAGCACTGGTCTATTTTTGAACATGCTTTTATGACTCTTGAGATCAATACTACTCGTGGTATTGCAGCTCAAGTTCTTCGACATAGGAGTTTTACATTTCAGGAGTTTAGTCAAAGATATGCAGATACAAATCTGCTAGCAGAGAATCCTGAAATTCCCGAACTTCGTAGGCAAGATAAAAAGAATCGTCAGAATTCTACTAATGATCTTGAGGGTTATCTTAAACTTACTCTTGAAGGTGAGATTCAAGAATACTTCTCAAAAGGTCAGCAACTTTATAATCGACTTCTTTCACATGATGTTGCTAAGGAATGTGCAAGATTTGTTCTCCCTCTTGCTACACCCACTAGGATCTATATGACTGGTAGTTGTAGGTCTTGGATCCATTATATCAATCTGAGGTCTTCTCACGGCACACAGAAGGAGCATATGGACATTGCAGAGGGTTGTAGGATCATCTTCAATGAACAATTCCCAGATGCTGCAAAAGCATTGGGATGGTTAGAATAAATAAAATCGTACATTATTATACATTATGCCAACATATCCTGTTATAAACCAAAGTACTGGTGAGACAAAAGAACTCTACATGCCAGTTGCCGAATATGAACAATGGAGAAAGGACAATCCAGACTGGGACAAAGATTGGTCTAAAGGATGTGCTGGAATTGGTGAAGTCGGTGATTGGAAGAACAAACTGATCAGTAAAAATCCTGGTTGGAATGATGTTCTTGAAAAGGCAAGTAAATCCCCTGGTTCTAGAGTAAAGAAAATCTAATGGCAAGAAGAAAAAGAAGTAATGATTTGCAACCAATTGGTATTGGTATGACAGCAAAGCAGATGAAGAGAAGGAAACCAATCAACACTGATCTGCTTTTAGATATTAAACCTGCAACAGATAATCAAGGTAAATTATTTGATGCCTATAATTCAGACAAACATCTTTTTGTTTATGGATGTGCTGGTACAGGTAAAACATTCTGTGCTCTTTACTTAGCACTTAAAGATGTACTAAATGAGATTACTCCATATCAAAAGATTGTGATTGTAAGATCTCTTGTAGCAACAAGAGAGATTGGATTTCTTCCTGGAGATCATGATGACAAATCTGCACTCTATCAGATTCCATATAAGAACATGGTTAAGTACATGTTTGAAATGCCATCTGACGCAGAGTTTGAAATGCTCTATGGTAATCTGAAGGCACAGGAAACTATTACCTTCTGGAGTACTTCCTTCATTAGAGGTACTACCTTAGACAATTCTATTATCATTGTTGATGAAGCACAAAACTTGAACTTCCACGAACTTGATAGTATAATTACAAGAGTTGGTGACAACTCCAGAATTGTATTCTGTGGTGATGCAACTCAGACTGACCTTACTAAGACTAACGAAAGGAATGGTATTCTAGATTTCATGAAGATCATTCAAAGGATGCCTGAATTTGAATCAATCGAATTTGGTGTTGAAGACATTGTTAGATCTGGTCTTGTTAAGTCTTATATCGTTAACAAAATCGCAGCAGGATTTTAATGTTTAATCATTGTAATGTAAGTCTCCCTCAACTTGAGAGGGAGACTATTGATGGGGTTCGATATTATAAAGTTCCTACTGAAGAAAAAGTACTTAAGTTAGTTTCAATTACTTCTGTAACCAGTTATAGAAACCGACTGTTCTTTGCTAACTGGCGTAAAAAAGTTGGAGAAGAAGCAGCAGATAAGATTACTAAACAAGCAACTGGTCGTGGAACCGATCTGCACACATTGTCAGAAAATTATCTATTAAATTCAACAGAAGTTCCTGAAACTTCTTTGATCTCCAAACATTTATTTAAAATTATTAAACCAGAACTTAATAAGATAAATAATATTTACGCACTAGAAAGTTCTCTTTATAGTGAAATACTTGGCATTGCAGGAACAGTTGATTGTATTGCAGAGTATAATGGAGAACTTGCTGTAATTGACTTTAAGACTTCAAAAAAAGAAAAACCAAGAGATTGGATTGAGCATTACTTTGTTCAAGCAGCAGCATATGCGTGTATGTTCTATGAACTCACGGGAATCCCAGTTAAAAAACTAGTCATTATGATGGCTTGTGAAGATGGGGATTGTGTTGTCTATGAAGAATATGATAAAGCAAAGTACATTAAATTGTTATCATCTTACATTAAGGATTTTATAAACTCTAAACTACAAGAATATGGAAAGTAAATTACAATCAGCATTAGAATCAAAGTTCTTGTGTCAGGCAAAGTTTTCTAAAATTATTGAAACTCTTGTTAAAGAAAATGACGATATGAACTATATTGATGCTATAGTTTATTACTGTGAACAGAACAATTTAGAAGTTGATTCTGTTGCAAAATTGATTAGCAAACCACTTAAGGAAAAACTTAAGTGTGATGCAATTAATCTAAACTATATGAAACGAACTTCTAAAGCAAAACTATTTCTATGAATCCATTTGATGTTTATAAAACTTACCTTTCATTAAAGAATCATTTTAGCAAACCAAATTATGATTATATTAAATATGCAGGTAAGACTAGAGCATCATTAGAGGCATTCAATAAAAGAAAAGATAGGTATTGGTATGAAAAACTGTCTCGTCAAAAAGATGATGAGGCAGTTAAAAATTTCTTTATTGCTAACTTCGTAGAAGTTGATGACCCTGGAAGACTTTGGATCGGGGAATTGACTAGGAACGGAGAAACAATATACAAGGAATGGTTAAAACGAAATCAAAGTCTAAAGTATATGTTTTCTGAACAGGCAGAGAAAATGTTGTCTGAAGTTAACTTAAATGATTTACTGGATGCTTCAAAGAAACATCCACCATTATTAAAAAAATATTTAAGTAGTCAGATATCTCCTGAGACTTTAGTAATCTTTGAAAAAATTCTCAATTATTCTAAAGATTTTGATAAGACTTTAATTGATCCAGTGTGGGAATCCGTATCTTTAAAGATAAAGAAGTATTCCCCATTTCTAAATATTGATGTGAAAGAATATAAAATTATACTTAGAGATATTGTTGGAGGAGAGTAAATGTCATTTTTTGATTCAGAGATTGTTCAACAAGAGTTAGAAGATATATCCAATTTACAATTAAAAATTGGTAAGGATATATTTAAATTTCCAACAATGACCAAGGAAGAAAAGGAGAATCATATTCAAATTCTTTCAGATCTTCTAGAAAAGCAACAGTTACTTTATACAAGACTCAGTTTATCTGATGATCCAAAAGCAATTGAGATGAAAAATCAAGTTCAAGAATCTTCTAAATTATTGGGATTTGGTAATGCAGATATTCACTCAATCTTCAGGTCAATGAAGATGACAATCCAAAATCTCAAATCTTCCTATTGACAAGCATTTGAAACTATGCTATGATACATAGGTGGGAATCCTATCTAATCCTACTAATCCAATTAATCCGAGGTAATCCGAATGTCTTTTTCCGAACTCAAGAAAAAATCTTCTCTTGGTTCTCTCACTTCTAAACTTATGAATGAAGTTGAGAAAATGAATTCTTCAGGTGGTGGTGGTTCAGATGAACGTATCTGGAAACCTGAAGTTGACAAAGCAGGTAATGGTTTTGCTGTTATCCGTTTTCTTCCTGCCCCTGAAGGTGAAGAACTCCCTTGGGCAAAAGTGTATAACCACGCATTTCAAGGCACTGGTGGTTGGTTGATTGATAATTGCCTGACAACGGTAAATCAATCCTGCCCAGTGTGTGATGCAAACCGTGAACTCTGGAACACGGGAAGCAAAGCAAATCAAGAAATTGTGCGTCAACGCAAACGCAAACTTTCCTATTACTCTAACATCTATGTTGTGAGTGATAAGGCACACCCAGAAAACGAAGGTAAGGTGTTCCTCTTCAAGTACGGTAAGAAGATCTTTGATAAGATTTCTGCTGCAATGAAACCCGAGTTTGATGATGAAACTCCTATTGATCCCTTTGACTTCTGGCAAGGTGCAAACTTCAAAGTGAAGATCACCAAGAAGGATGGTTATTGGAACTATGATAAGTCTGAGTTTGATTCTCCAGGAACTCTGGGAAACTTTGATGATGATGCTCTGGAAGCAATCTGGAAAAAAGCATACTCTCTTGAAGAGTTTGTAAAACCAGATGCATTCAAATCTTATGAGCAACTGGATGCTCGTCTGAAGGCAGTTCTTGGTAAGAAACCTGTTAAGCAGGATGAGTCTTACGAGAATGAAGATGAAGGTAGTACTCCTTCAGTACCTAGTGATCTTCGTTCTGAACTCAATAGTCTCTCTTCAAATAAAGTCTCGGATGAGGATGAAGACGACACTCTGAGTTACTTTCAACGACTAGCAGAAGAGTGATTAACGAGGGGAGATGATTCTTAAATTGTCTCCCCTTTTTGTTATATCATCTACGTATTGTGAAGAGAATCCATAAGACATAATTTCCCTCATATCATCAATAGCAGTTTGTAAATATCTAGTTCTTAACAAGTAAATATTTCTCTTATCATCATTTATTTTAGTCTCATATTCATAATTAGAGACTGATTTAATTGGTGATATTGTTTTAGATGATTGCTCAATTTCATCATAGTATGTAAGTGAGAATTGACTATCTACGATTTTTCCACTAGGAACAATTAATCGTCCTCTATTATCATTGTATGTAACTGTTTCCCAATGATGAACTTCAGATAATTCTTGCTCTGTGTATTTTCTAAGTAGGAAATTTTGAAACTCATAATCTGACATTGGCCATTCAGTTCTGACGTTAATAATGTTATTTGAAATCAATACAATCCAATCATAAGAAGGACTTCCATAAACTTTCTCTGCAATTTGTTCTGGTCGTTCTTCACCTAAAATTTTGTATTTTGTAAATACTGTTACGTTATTAAAGAAGTCATCACGAATCTTTGCTCTACGAAAAAGATTCTTGACTTTTGCATAGTCATAAGAAGAGTTTCTATCTGGTTGTTGGGACTGGTAAAATAAGTCCGATACTTCTCTGAAATATGTCATTTTATTATAATTGTTGTGCTAATGACCCTGGAGTTCCAGGTTGTAATGTCTGTGCTGATGGTGTTACTGGTAATTGTATTGGTCCTCCAGTTCCAGTTCCAGTTCCAGTTCCTGTGCCTGTTGCAGTACCAGTACTGGTGGAAGATTCTGCAGTAAATCCTTCAAAATCTATTTTGTCCCAACCAACAGAATCTTGATCTCCATCATAATTATCATCATACAATGGAGTAAGTTCTGTGAATGTTAATTGAATAGTAACTGCAATTGGTTGAGATCCTCCTGCTTTTTCATCACTATATGCTGCATAAAATCCATCTGGAGTATAATTAACTACACATTGTTGCAATGCACAGGTTTTAATTTTGACAATACTTTTTAGATCATTATCCCACCCATTACTTTCAACAGCGTCACTCCTAAAGTGAATATCAAATACATTTGGAGCACCAAGGAAATATGAAGATTCTCCATTTGTCAAACTCCTTTTTGGTGCCATTCCTTTCTTAAAAAATTTAATAATCTTTCTAATTTCTACTGCTTCTTCTTTACTTCTTGGAGTCAGTTTAAATTGAAATCCAAAACTTCTGAGTTTTGGTCCTTGGAATAATAATTCTAAGTTTGGATTAATTGCAGTTCCAGTAATTCTAGATCTAAATGCTTCTGGATTAATATTGATTCCAAATTTTTTCGTGATTGCTGCAGCAGCATTTAGTGTTAATAGTTGCTTTATAGTTTCTTTTGCACCACCACCAACTCCAGTCAACTGTCCTATAGCACCCATAACTTCTTCAATAGTTCCACCAATATTACCTTCAGCAAGTTTTCCAGCACCACCAATAGCAGCACCACCAACTAAAGCAGCAAGAGATGATAAACTATCTTCTCCCCAAGCAGTCACATTGGTTTCTGATATATCATTTGGAATTGGAAGAACAACAGTTCCAAGAAGTTCTGTTGGAGTAGAAAATCTTTCTCTTGAGAATTCTTGCACTATTTTATTTGCTTGTACTTTTCCCCCCTCCAATACGTTTGGTGCTACGTATTTTCTTTGCACTATTACAACCCTATCTTGATTTTTATTCATATCAAGTGGGTATTTTGCAGAGTTTAGTTTCCCTAAATTATATCCATCTCCATAAAAGTTTTCGACAGTTACACCAAATGTTCCACTATATGCATTAGAAAAAGTAGTCCCGTCTCCAGATGTTCCACTTGTATCTGTTGCTGGTTGTTCTCCTGGTGGTTGTGTTGGTGGTGCTGGTTGAGCAGTGTCTGAATTTTGTGCCCAAGGTTGAACTTTGCCTTTGACTGTTTTTGCAGCAGATCTTATGTCGTTTGAAATTTGCCTTGTAAAATTTCTTCTTACCTCTTCATTTGGTTCTTTTTCTTTTCCATAGTCTGTCCATTCTCCATTTTTAAATAAAATTTTTCCAACTGGACCTTGCTCTACTAGTTCAGTGTTACCATTTTCTGGATCATATCTTAGATCTGTATAGAATGATCCATTTCCAACAAAATCTATTCCAGATTGTAAAACCCTAGAAGCCATATCTATCTACCCCACACTAAATCTGAAGGAATTGGAATCTCCACTCCACCCAAATCCCGTACAAATTCTTCGATAGGTAATAGACATATGGTGTTCCATTCTCGGGTATCGAAATCTAAAAAAGGACTGCGGACTTCATTTAATAAGTATTTATGTGCTCCCTTACCAAACCTTGGAATCTTATTTTCTGCTAATGTATTTGCAATTCCAATTCTTTCTTCTGGAGAATAGTAATGTAGGTTGACTGCAAAAAAATATTTCGGTTGAAAATCTAGTATAAAAGCAAGAGGATATTTGTCATAGTATGGGAGATCTCTTCTTGTCTTTGCCCTATACTCATACATCATAAGACTAAACAATTTTGGAAAGGGTCTAACAATATTTTTGTCTCGACCACCCATAAAGTCTGCTTCGTCTTCCCGTTCTTCAGTAATCAGAGAATTTGGATTGGTTTCATACTTCACAGATCTATGAAAGAAAATTTGAGATCTATACCAGTCTCTAGATTTTGTTTGATTTCCAGACTTCTGATTAATTTCTTCGAAGATTGTTCTATACGCCAAGATTATCCTCCGTTAATATTTGGAATGACCACTTCCTATCAGAACAAAACTCTTCTGCCGCTTTCCACTTTGCTTGGTTTTTAGCAAACTCTTTCATTTCATATAACTGTTTTTGATTCACCTTCTTGGCAATCTTCGGACCTTTGACTTGTCGTTTTGGTTTGATTTCAATCAAACTTTCTTTAATAATTCCATCAGAATCTTTATATTTAATAAAAAAATCTGGATAATATCTATGAATTCTATTGTCTATTGGTGAGATATAAGGAATAGAAATTTCTTCTGATGACCATTTAATTATATTTTCATTTCGATCACAGTAGTTCATAAATTTTAATTCCCACAGTGATCTATAAATTATATTTTTATAATCACCGATGTATTTTTCAGAGTATGATGGTTTGAATATTCCCTTATAACTCATACATATAATATAAGACACTCAAAGTATTTATATGGCACAAGTAGAAGTAAATCAACTGCACATTGATAGTGATAAGTTGATTAGAAAATTTAATCCATCATTAACATCATACTTTAGTGTTTTTATTTCAAACTCCAACTTTGGAGATGTTTCTTCTGATGATATTAATATCTTTGCATATGAAGCAGTTCTTCCTGGAACATCTTTTGAATTGGGACAAGTATTTGGAGATAGGCAAGGAATCACAGAACCATATGCAAATAAACGTGTTTATCCACCAATTGATGTAAGTTTTTATATAAATGCAGATTATAAAGTACCCACCTTCTTTGAAAATTGGATGCAATCCATATGTCAAACAAAGGGAGAAGAATCTAATGGTAGTAGAAATGAATTAGATAATAGATATGCTAGATTTAATTATCCAGTAACATATAAAAAAGAAGTAGTGATCACAAAATTTGAACGAGATTATAGAGATTCGAATGCCAGACTATCAACTAAGGGAGACGCAGGAGTTCCTAATATTAAAACCAAGTGTACATACACATTAAAAAATGCATTTCCTTCTAATATAATTTCAATACCAGTATCATATTCCCAAGCAGATATTTTGAGAACTACAATCACATTTAATTATGATTTCTATTCATATCAAAATGTTACCTATAAATAATTAGACCTGAATTGTATATTTCAAAATGCCTTTACCAAAGATTGCAACTCCAACTTATGAGTTGATTTTACCATCAAATAAAAAAACAATTAAGTATCGTCCATTCCTTGTAAAAGAAGAAAAGATTTTGATTCTTGCGATGGAGAGTGGCAATTCTGATGAGATTACTAATGCAATCAAAACTACTCTTAAGGATTGTATTTTGACAAGAGGAATTAAAATTGATACTCTGCCAAGTTTTGATATTGAATATCTATTTCTTAATATTAGAGCAAAGTCTGTTGGAGAATCTGTAGAGTTGACTATCACTTGCCCAGATGATGGTCAAACTCAAGTTGATGCCAAGGTTAATATTGATGAAATCACAGTTGTAATTCCAGATGGTCATACTTCAGAGATTGATGTTGATGGAAACATTGTTATTAAAATGAAATATCCATCATTACAAGAATTCATTGCCAATAATTTTGACTTTGGAACTCAGAATACTAGTAAAGAAGTTATTGACAAATCCTTTGAGGTAGTTGCATCTTGTATTGATATGGTGTATACAAAGGATGAGTCTTGGACATCAGGAGATTTGAATAAGAAGGAGATTGTTGAGTGGTTGGAGACAATGGACTCCAATCAGTTTAAAGGAATTGAAGAGTTCTTTGATACAATGCCTAAACTTTCTCACACTATGATGATTAAGAATCCAAAAACTGGTGTAGAAAATGAAATTGTTTTAGAAGGGTTATCAAGTTTTTTCGGATAATGATGAGTCACGAAGACTTAGAATCTTATTATCGAATTAATTTTGCCTTGATGCAGTATCATAAATATTCATTGACTGAAATTGAAAATATGATCCCTTGGGAGAGAGAAATATATTTAACCCTCTTGGAGAATCACATTAAAGACGAAGAAGAGAAAGCATCAAGAAAACAGAGTCTCTAAATGGAAACAAAGGATCTACTTCAAATTAAAAAGCAAAGGATAAGGGAGGAACTTGAAAAGTTAGTTCCTCCTGGATTTCATTTGTTTCCACCTCCAAAAAATAGAACTAAAGTTTATGATAAATTAGATGAGTTTCTAGGAAGAGATGCTGATTTTACAATGCAAGTTGGATACTTATCTCCAACAGATAAGGGATATGATTCTGCATATCGACAATTAAGATTCTTTGGTGGAAAACTTGAAAACTATACTGAATATTTGAATAGTGGTCCATTTTATAATGCTCCAGAATTAAATAAAAATATTAAAGAAGTTTGTGATTATCTCATTCGATTCTATGAACTTGCAGAGATTACGATTAAAAGAATCAATGATGAAGAAGATGTAAGATTACAATTACTTCAGAAGCAAAAAGATAAAGAACAGCAACAATTAGAACAATCAGAAGAAAAGAAAAAGAAAGCATCTGGTTTTATTTCTGGTGCTACTAGTTTTAGACCTGGAAAAACTGTAAAGTTTAAGACTGTAAAACTTACTGGAATCATTCCAAAAAGATCTACTCCTCAAGATGTTGTAGAAAAAATTTCAAAACCACAACTAGAAGCAGTTGAAACTGAGGAAGGAATTTCTGGTTCAAAGAGAATTGTATCGTCTTTGGGAAGATTAGCATTATCTCTTGAGCAGACAAGTGATAATATTGAAAGAGTTTTTGAAGTAATGTCAGAGGACATTGCAAAGACAAGAGAAATCAATAAAAAAGAAGTTGACGAATATAAAAAGAGAGTTGCCAATCGTGGAAGAAGGATTGGCAAAAAAGATCTTGGTGATAATAAAGTAGATGTTTCCAACGTAGTAAAGAAATATGTCGGCAGTTTCTTTTCTGGAACTGGAGGTGCAATTCGTTCTCTAGCATTATTCAATATGCTAGAGAAGTTCATGAGTGGTGATCCATTGGGTGCGATAGGACCACTTCTCGGAATTGGAGCAACATACTTACCAGCAATTGGAGGAATGATTGCTGGAATGCTTGGTAAAAAGGTTTTAGGTGGATTGCTCGGTGCGACAAAAGGTGCTGGTGTTTCTAGAGGAGGTGCTGCAGCAGCAAGAGGAGCAGGTGCAATTGCTGGATTGCCTAAACTTGGTAAGTTCGGTGCCATTGCTGGATTAGGTGCTGGTGCATTAGCACTAGGATCAGGACTTCTTTCCTCAAAGAAAGAAGAAACGACTACGCAACAGCAAAGATTAGATGAACTAGAAACAGAACAGAAAGCATTAGTTTCTCCTGAAGGGATTGGAGCAATTCCAGATGCTGCACTGAAAAAGTTTGAATCCTTAAATATTAAATTTGAAAAAGCACTTGATTTCTTATTAAAGAAACAGAAAGAACAACCAACACAACAACAAGGCAGAGGAGGAGGTGGTGGACCTGGAAGTTTCAATCCCCAAGCAACTCAATTAAATGCTGGAGAATATAAAGACATAATTAATGAGGCATCAAAATTAAGTGGTGTTCCTGCATCACAAATTGCATCAATGATGTCAATTGAATCTTCTTTTGATCCAAATGCAGTATCAAAATCTGGTGCTCTTGGATTAATGCAAATGATTCCTACAACTTACAGAGGTGAATATGAAAAATATGGAAAATCTTTTGGGTTAGTTGATGATCCAAAAAATCCAAGAACAAGTGCAATTCTTGGAGCAATGTATATGAAGTCCTTGCTTGAAGGACCAGCAAAAGGAAATGTGGAAACAATGGTCAAAATGTATAATGCAGGTCCTGCTGGAAATTTATCTGGTTCGCAACCAACAGAACACTGGAGAAAGTTTAGTGAACAACTTCCAAGATTTCAAAATATTGAATCTGGTGCAACACCAGCACCAGCACCAACCCCAACTCCATTACCACCTCCAGTAGTACAACGAAAACCAAAACGTGAACCAGAGGTATCTTCAGTTCCAAACGTAACTCCAAACATTGTTGCTCTTGGATTACCCTCACAGAATCAAGAACCCACTCCACTATCCGAAGCAGATAGTGGAGGAACTGAAATTGCTTCAGTATCTACATCTTATGACAATTTATATAAAAAATCTGCTCAATTGTATATTGGAGTAATCCCAACATAATATGGAAGATACTAAAATATTAGTAAAACCTAAACAACCAAAACTAGTTCCAAGAGTTTCGAATATAGAAACTCTTCAGAAATCTGCCGACAAAATAAAAACATCCTCTAACAAATTAAAAAGGATATTTGAAAAAAATTCTTATCAAAAGAAAACTCAACTATCAGTATTAAGAAGATATAAAAGAAGATTAGATTCTATAGAAAGAGAAGACGAAGAAAGAAGAAAAAAAGCATCAAAAAGAAAAGTTAAACTTCCTGATATTAAAAAATTTGCTGGATCGTTCTTTGCTCCTGGAGCATCAAGTGATCCATTAAAGGCAGTTGGAGCATTAGCAGCATTTAATAGTCTAGAAAAATTAGCAAACGGAGACGTTCTTGGATCAATTGCTCCTGGATTAGTTGCTGCTGGAATGGTTGCTGGTCCTGGATTAATTGGTGCAGGAGTAAATAAGTTCTTTGATAGAGGAAAGGCACCTAAAGGTTTTGATGTTTCTGGAAGAAGAGTTTCTAAATCTACTCAACAAAGATATTTGAATCGATATGGAGAAAAGGCATTTAAAAATAGATTTGGAAAACAGAATTTAAAAAATATAGGCACAACATCAGATGTTGTTTCAACTGGTGGAAGGGCAACAAAAGCATTTGGAAGACTTGGAAAATCTATTATTCCTGGTGTTGGTGCAGTTCTTGGTGCAGTTGATGCTAAACTGAGAGCAGATGAAGGTGATATTACAGGATCTAGAATTGCTGGTGCCTCTGCTGCATTGGATGCTGCAACTGCTGCTTCAGCAGCAACTGGAATTGGATTAATTGCGACACCTTTCTTGGGTCTTGCATCAATCACTTTAGATCTTGTTAATTTTGCTCGTGACATTACTGGAATGAGTGAAGCAGAATCTAAGAAAAATATTACAACAAAAGGAAGACTAAAAGAGCAAACTAAAAAACAAAAAGAACTTGTTGATAAAAAGGAAGAACCTAAAACTGGATTGTCTTTTGAAAAAACCTTAGTTGGTTATGAAAGAGTAGTGAATAAGTTTGAAGAATTTTCTAAGAATTTTAAATCATCTGATGAAGTCGCATCTAGAGATTATGTTGAAACCAATGACAATATGCCTAATGATAATGTTGATTATGGTGCAATGAGTGGAAATTTAGGATCTGATATTATGGAATTTAGAGAATTTAGAAATAAACAATTTGGAGCACCAAAAGAAAAATTTGCAACTGGATCACCAAGAAATTATCAAATAAGAGAACTTGGAATATGGGAAGGTGGGAAGGAAGATAACTGGAGAATAAACCCACTTGCAGATGACACTGCATATGAAAAAGATGCTCACAAAGGTGCTGGACATTGGCAAAATAGAGCATTTGATATTCCAGTTCCAGAATCATCTAGAGAAGGTGATATGGTTGCAGAATTTTGGAGAAGAAAAGGATATAGAGTAATATGGAAAGAATCTGGTCATTATACTCACGTTCACGTAGAAGTTCCCGAAAATAAAGCACAAGAATTTTTCTCAGGGAAATCAAATCCACCCAGACCAGCAGCACAACCAACCCCACAACCTAGACCAGCAGCAGCAAAACCCAGACCAGCAGCAGCACAACCAAGACCACAACCTAGACCAGCAGTAAAACCACAACGTGTAGTTATAGGTGGACATACATATGAATATAAAAATGGCAAATATTATCAAAATGGAGAAGAAATATCAAAAGATCTATACGATGCTGTAAAAAGGAATCATCCATATTCCTTTAGTTCGACACAGAAACCAAAGGATTATTCCATAGCACATAATATGCCATATAATATGCCAGGAAACACATTCTTAATTTCATATAATCAACCAGCACCACAATCCCCACAACCACAACCAGCATCACAATCAGGGGTATTGATAATGAACTCAGGAAAATCTGAGTTAAATACTATTAAGGATCTTACTATGTTAGCGTTAGGATAATGGCATCATATTTTAACTATAAAATTCAAGAGTTTGTAATTGAATCTTTAGATGGAACGAAATCTATTGATGCCACAACTTGCGTTTCTTCAATTAAATACTTTGAAGATATATTCTCTCCAGCAGTATTCATTTCAATGGTAATTGTGAATACTGATGGATTAATTTCATCACTTCCAATTCGTGGTGGAGAAAGAATACGATTAATTATTACTCAAGAAGCAACTGGACAGAGAATTGAATTAAATGAAACTAAGAATCCATATTATATTCATCGTGTTCACGGATCAACTTCTCAGTCTACTAGAGAAATGTTCTTAGTGGAGTTAGCACCGATTGAAGTATTTAAAAATGAAACTACAAGAGTATTCAATCGGTATCCAAAGAGTCAGGGAGGAGAGCAAAAAATTAGTGACTCAATAGATCAAATATTAAAAGATGTGCTGAAGACTGATAAGAAAAGAGAGATTGAACCCACAAAAAATAGTTATGCATTTTATGGCAATTCAAAGAAACCATTTAATATATTGTCTTGGTTGTGTCCAAAATCAATTCCTCCAATTGGAAAGTCATCTCCAACAGAAGGAACTGCTGGATACTTATTTTATGAAAATAAAAATGGATATAATTTTAGAAGTGTAGACTCATTGATGTCTGCATTATTACCAGCATCAGCAGATCAAAAACAATATCAAACATATTCTTATTCGGAGAATGTAACAGATTACGCAAGGGACACTACAAACTTTAAAGTTTTGACTGTCCCAACATTCGAAAAAAATGTAAATGTTTTGGACAATTTGAGAATAGGAATGTATTCAAGTGTGAATTATTTCTTTGATTTGAATACCAAAAAATTTGATTCTTATAAGTATAAACTATCTGAAAGTTATGATATTATGAACCATGCATCAAAGAGTAAAGAAAGACCACAAATACCAGAAGGATTAGAAGATAGTCCTTCAAGATTGATGGTCAAGTTTATTGATGGTGTCGTAAAATCTCCAGGTAATGTAGATCCTACTTCTAAAATTGATGACAGAATTAAATATCAATCACAATCTGTAGCAAGATATAATCTTGCATTTAGTCAGTCTTTAAGTATTACTGTTCCATTAAATTTAAATTTAGCAGTTGGTGATGTAATTAGATTAAATATAGGTAAGATCACTAAGCAAGAAAAGGAAAAGGACGATCAAAAGTCTGGACTTTATTTAATCAAAGAACTTGCCCACGATTTTTCTGACATTAAGGGATTAACAGGACTTAAATTGGTAAGAGATTCATACGGAGAACCATAAGAATATGTTAGAACAGTCATTAATTAATCCCAATTTTGCGGGAAGAGATGGGTTTAAATGGTTTATTGGTATTATTGCAAATACAAAACCAGATCGTGCTGATCTTGAATATGGATATCGAGTTCAGGTAAGAATCATTGGGTATCATCCTGGAGATATTATAGAAGATAAGGATCTTCCTTGGGCACATGTATTAGTTCCAACAAATATGGGTTCTGGTGCTGGAGGTGCTGGAGTCTCATTGAATACTCGTGGTGGTGAAGTTGTTGTTGGATTTTTTGCAGACGGTGATGATGCACAACAACCCATTATTATTGGTGCTTTATATAATGGTGATAGTGTAGATTATTTAAATACTTTTAACAAAGGAACAAAAGAGTTTAAATTATTTTCTAACAGACCAGGAGAAATTGTTGGTCAATATAATACTCAGGTTAAGGATGGTAAGATTAATACTGAAAGACCTTCAATACCAAAACCAGATGGAAAACATAATGGAGAAAAAACAGTTGCAGGAATTGAATTAAACAAGAATCCAACAATTACTATTCCTGGACACTGCAAAGAGGGAAAGGATATTGTTTCTCAAATCAATAAAGCATTAATAAAATTTATTCAACTTTTAAATGAAGTTAAGTATATAAACAACACATATATTAATCCAGTATTAAATAAAATCACAGATTTAAGTTCAGAAATTACTGAGATTGCATCTGCTATTTCAGATGCATTGATATCAATCGTCAAAAGAATAAGAGATGAAATAATAACTGGAATTTATAATTTACTTAAAGATTTCCTCAAGTCTGTAAAGTTACCTAAAGAAGTAGAGTTTTTAAAGAAAGCAGCAGCAGGAGAAATTGCAGATGGAATTTGGTGTTTATTTTTAAATATTATTAATAAAATTAAGAAGTTTGTTTTTGATTTTCTTTTCAATATGATAGGAAAAGTTGCTAGCATTCCTGTATGTTTAGTGGAAACACTCACTGGCAGCATTTTACAATCTATTACCAATGAAATTGAGGATTCAATTGGATCTGCATTAGAAGAAGTTACTTCCCTTTTGGGTGGAGGAATAGGAACTGTAATGTCTTATGTTGAAACCGCAATTGGATATACAAAAACTATAACAAGTTTTCTTCAATGTGAAGCATCTCCCTGCAAAGAAGTATTTGATTATGAAATAAACAAAGGATTCGTTCCAAAATCTGGAGATCTTAAATTCCAAAACATCCTAAACTATTCTCCATCACAAGGAGTTAGAAATCTTTTAGATGATGCGACATCACAAGCAACTGGATTCCTAGATGGGATTTCTGGTGGTGAATTATCACCAATCGGAGGTGGTTGTGATGTAAGTCTTCAATGTGGAATGCCTAAAGTTACTTTCTTTGGTGGTGGTGGATCTGGTGCTACAGGAAACACAGTTGTAGATGCATTTGGTCAGATTATGGGAGTAAATATCACAAATCCTGGAGATGGATACACTTCAGCACCATATGTTTCATTTGATGATGCTTGTGAGAATGGTTCTGGAGCATCTGCATATACTACAATTAAAAATGGTCGTGTCTGGACAACTGTAATGGTTAATACTGGTTCTGGATATCTAGGTCCAGATACTTCAGGAGTTGATGAAAATGTTGATGACGAAACCTTAACTAGTTCTGCTTGTTCTATTGCACCTGCCGAATCTTCTGGTGCAATAGTTTATCCTTATATATCAGGGGTTGTTATTGAAAACACTGGATTGGGATATACACAAAATGATACTATTGTTAATTCTGCTTGTTCAGATAGTGATGTATTACTCAATCTAGAACTTGATCCTGATGGAAGAATCATTGGAGTTCAAGTTACAAATCCAGGTACATCGATTAACATATTCCCAGAACTTACAATAAATAGTGATACTGGTTCTGGTGCAATATTAAAACCAATACTTTCATTTAATACTGAAGTATCAACAACAGAAACTGATGCGACTAAGATAAAAACTGTTACTTATTGTGCTGATAAAGAATGACACTTAAAAAACCAAAACCCCAACCAACGGGATATGTTTTTAATGACCCACAAGATGGAACTATATTCATTGGAAAAGATCCTGATTCTAAAAGACCTAGACAAATAGAATTAACATCACAATCCTTAGGTTGTATTAGACTGTTTGGTGATGGTGGATTTGACATTAGAAGTAATTCAACAGCACAAAAGAAAGATAATATTATTAGCAATTCCAAAGATGGTTTGGGAATTTATAGTAATGGAAAAGGTATACACATTGATGCTGGAAATGGAGAATTAACAATTACTGCTAGAAGTATTGTTATCAATGCTACTGGATCTGATGAGGGTGGAGTTACTATAAGATCAAATCAAAATATTGATCTTGATGCAGCAGATCATATTAAAATTGAAGGTTCTAATGTAGCAATCGCATCAAGAAATAAATTGCTCTTAACATCAAAAGGATTCTTAAATATAAGAGGTATCGGTGGTGTTCTCATTACTGAACCAAAACAAACCTTACTTCCAACAAGTATAGGATCTGTAATAACTCAAACATTTTCATCAATATTGCCAGGATTCTTCTAATGCCGTACATTAATACTGTAGAAACTGAATCAATTCAAGCAGGAACTGCTGGAGCACCACCAACTGCAACTGCAGAATTTTGGACAAGTTTGGACCCATCGGTTCCATTTTCTGTTCAAAATCTAGGAACCGCAAATATGGTTGGAATGACCAATCAAATAGGTTCTTATAATGGAGTTGGTGTTTGGAATCAAACTGGAGCATATAATGGAATTGGTTGGGGAGTAGATGTTGGTGGTCATATGGATGCACAACCTACTTTGGGAAGTGCTTCTCCAAACATAGACTTCTCTTCCCCAAGTGGAAATTTGTGGGGATATTGGCAGTATAATGGAATTGAAATAACCAATGAGGCAACAGATTCTACATCAGATGTAAATTTAAAGAAACAAATAGAACCTATTGCAGACTGCTTAAAAAAAATATTAGAACTAAATCCAATTTATTTCAACTGGAAAGAAGAATTAGTCCCATCATATTTTCTAAAGACCGACCGTGAGATTGGATTAATTGCTCAAGAAGTGGAGGAGGTAATACCAGAAGTTGTTGGAGAGTTTCAACTCAATGGAGAGTCATATAAGAAAATTAGTTATGGCAAATTAACAACAATCTTAATTGGTGCTATTCAAGAACAACAAAAGCAAATTAATGACCTTAAGGAGACGGTTGCCAAACTGTCCCCAGACTGCCCGAAATGCCAAGGGTTGTGCTATGATGTATAGGTCCCCCTACGACCACCAAGAATGCAAATTTCTCAAGAGCAACTGAAGGATCTCCAAGGTATGCAAGAAGATATGGCAGCACATTTTACGGATGAGAATTTCCCTATTAGTGGAGAAACTTATTGGACCTGCGTTGAATGTCTTGCTACTGCTAAACTTGCCGAACTTCGTGGTGAACTGACTTATAATAATTGATCCCCCAAATCAAAATTCACTTTTTATTTCAAAAAAGGGGGGAAAAAATCTCCAGGCAAAAATTGCCTGTAGGGTTTTTACAAGCAATCCTCATCGGTTGTAGATAAAAAGTCTAATATGTCTTCAGATTGTGATATTTCATTATCCAACTTATCTAAAGTTTGATCATATCCCCATTTTTGCAATTCAAATTGTGATCTCTTGTCTTTTAGAGTATTTACTTTTTGAATTAAACTATCTCTCTGTGATTGTTTGGTAGTTATAGTAGAATTTAAATTTGATATTGAAGTTGCATACCCAGAGCAAATTGTTGCATTACAGATAATTTGTAATGGGTCAGTGCAAATACTAACTGGACCATAATAAGTTCCAATTGCAACAGGATTTATATAATTTTCTGTTCCAATTCCTGCATTAGATATATTTAATGGACCACTTTCAGGATTAAATGGATTTGTGCCATTTAATCCCCATCCACGATACCTAAGTCTATCTTCATAAACAGTAATTGAATTGATGCCAATAGTGCCACATCCCACAGAATTGGCAGTTTGTCCCACTGAAAGGACTGCATTTTGCAATTCCTTGATACTATCGTTTATTTGAATAATTTTATTATCAATACATTTTATTGGGGCATCAAAATTATTTAAAATTTCAACAACTCCCCATACCTTTATATCTGGAGTCCCATCTGCCTGTTTTATTGTATATCCTACTTTAGTTTGTTCAATTTGATCTTTTTGTTTAGCATCATTTGATTTTTTACTTTCATAATATTCAATCAAATTTTGTGTATATGTACTGATACTCATATTTTCAAAAATATTAATAATCCTATTTATTGATAAATAAGTCAGAAGAAAAATTAGTAGGATAATCTCCAAATGCCTTTAGCGAGACTCGAAAATTTACTAAAAAATCTTAATGGCAATATTTTATATGTTGATCCTGGACAATTGGATTCAACAGATTCCATTGAGAACAGAGGAAATTCTGCCTTAAGACCGTTCAAAACTATTCAAAGAGCACTTCTTGAGGCAGTCAGATTTTCTTACGTCCAAGGTGCAAATAATGACTTATTTGACCAGACTACGATTTTAATCTCTTCTGGAACTCATTATATTGATAATCGTCCTGGATATTATGTTGATGGCAATACTGTTAAGACCTATGGAGGTTCAGTTACATCAATTCCAGAATTAAATTTACAAAGTATTTTAGATATTACTGACTCAGCAAACGAGTTATACAAATATAATAGTGCTGATGGTGGAGTAATTATTCCTAAAGGTGTTTCAATTGTTGCAAGTGATCTTAGGAAAACTAAAGTAAGACCAAAATATGTACCATCACCAACAGATTCATTAATTGATCGCAGTTCGATTTTCAGACTAACTGGTGCTTGTTACATTTATGGATTTTCAATCTTTGATGGAGATCCTAATGGGAATGTGTATTCATCTCCAACATCAACATTCCAAACACCACCTAGTTATTCTCACCACAAATTGACAGCATTTGAATATGTTGATGGAAAAAATAAGTATGTGAAAAATGGGGTCACTCTAGATAAGACTGACCTTGAAATGTATTATTATAAAGTTTCTAAAGGATTTGGACCAAATTCTGGAATCCCAGTAATTATTGATTGGGGTGTAAATGCATCTCCAGACTTATATCCAAATATTGAAGAAAATAGAATCGTTGGTGATCTTGGACTTGGTGCTATTTCTATCGACTCACTCTATGCTGGTGATGGTATCAATGATGCGTCAAATATTGTAACTGTAACAACCACAAGCAATCACAACTTATCTCCAAATACATCGATTTTAATTTCGAATATAGGACAAAATGTTCAGGAAAGATCAGAATATAATGGAGCATTCACTGTAGCACAAGTAGTAAATTCTACACAATTTACATATAGACTTTCTGATGAACCAGAATCTACATTAGTACCAACAGTAAACAATGATTCTATAATTACAACTGTATCAGATACAGTATCCTCAAGTTCTCCATATGTATTCAATTGCAGTCTAAAGTCCGTTTATGGAATGAACGGACTTCATGCTGATGGATCAAAGGCAACTGGTTTTAAGAGTATTGTAACTGCACAGTTTACTGGAATTTCACTTCAAAAGGATGATAATGCGTTCGTAGTTTATAATGAAGATTCTGGAACATACAATGACCAATCTTCATATCCAGATGAATTTTTACATCAAAATTCAAGATCAGTATATAAACCATCTTGGGAAAGTTATCACATTAAGGCATCAAATGATGCGTTTATCCAATGTGTATCTATTTTTGCAATTGGATATTCTAAACATTTTATAGCAGATGATGGTGGTGATCAAAGTATCACCAACTCAAATAGTAATTTCGGTGCTATTGCACTTTCTGCAAGAGGATTTAAGGATTACCAATTAGAAAAAGATAATCATGGATTTATTACTCACATAATTCCACCTAAAGAAATTTTATCAGATGAAAGTATTATTAGATGTTTATCAATAGATTCGGAAAAAACTGCAGACTTAGCATCTAGCAATTCAAACACAAGAATTTATCTAGAAGATTATGACAATTCTTTAGATGTTCCTCCAACAAGTTTTAAAGGATTTACTATTGGTGGTAGAGAAAATGATAAAATTTATATTAATTCTTCTGGAGTTTCCATTGGGGCAACAGTATCCCCAAATTATAAAATTGATGTAGAAATTTCTTCTATTGACATTGCCACTAATACTATTACCATATCAGAATCTCTTTCTGTTGGAGCAATAACTGGAATTAATACATCTCAGGCAGTTAGAATCATATCAAATAATGGTGTTCTTCCTGATGGCATTGAACCACAAAAAATATATTATGTAAATTCTTCAGAATTAACGTCAACTCAACTTAAATTATCAGAAAATGAATCAAATTCTTCAGTTGTTGATATCAAAACTGATATTGGTGTTACATCTGGCAATTTAAGACTTGTAAGTAAAGTATCTGATAGACTTGCTGGACAACCTGCATGTCCAATTCAATTTGATGAACAAAATTCTAAATGGTATATTAGTATCCAGTCAGATCCTTCATTTGTGACTGCAGTATCTGCAGCAAATAACCCAGTAGTCTACATTAAGAGAGTTGTTGATACCAGAAGTTTAGATGATAAATTATACCGTGCAAGATTGGTAATTCCAAAAGATTCTGTGAATGCTTCAGAACCATCGACTGGATTTATATTACAAAGATCATCTTCAGCACTTTCTGATAATTATACTTTACCAAATTCATTAGAGTCAATTTCTGAATCCAGAAATACAAACCAAATTGTTGATGCGTGGATTACTATAGGAGTTCCAAATGTTGCAAATATTATAACAAAAACTCCACACAATTTAAAATCTGGAAATGTTGTAAACATTTATAATTTGAAGAGTTCTAATGAACCAGCACCAGTAGGTCTTGGAACAGGAACTGGATTCAATGGATCCTTTGTAGTTGAATCTGTAATTAATGATTTGCATTTTACATATGAAATTGCCATAAATCCTGGAACAATTACAACAACTGGAACAACATACAATACTTGGTTGTCATCAAGAAATTGTTCTTCAACTTCATATAGAGTTCCACCATATACTATTGATGATGATACTGCAGTTAGAGGAAATTTACCATATTTTACTTGCGAATCTATTAATGCTGAGTACCAACTTTATAAAATAAATACAATTCAAAAATATTCTTATGGAGTTTCTGATGGAGTTTATTATGTAACATTAAATGCATTCAAAAATACTCCAACTGTTTCTCCATTTAATACTGATAATTTAAAACTTTCTCAAAGTATTGAAAATCTATATCCACAGTCTGATTTAGATAATATAAATTCAGATCCACTTCCAACTAAGACTGTTGCATCGAGAAAAATAATTGGAACAGTCAATATCAATGATCCTGAGAATAGTGTAACTAAGGAAACAGTATCAGAATTTCTTAAAGATTTTGGTGTTGGTGCCCAAATTTCTTCAATTTCAAAATCTGGATCAACTTGTACAATTACAACTATTAGAAATCATGGATTGGGAGGAGTAAGAAGTCTAAGTATTTCTGGTGGTTCTGCTGGCACTGGGTTTGTGAATGGAACTTGGTATGATATTCCATTATGTGGTGGAGATGGTATTAATGCAACTGCAAATGTTGAGGTGAGTGGAGGTGCAGTTATTTCTGCTAACATTTCATATCATGGTTCTGGATATGCTCAAGGAAACACATTAATATTAAGAGGAATTCCCCATTCATCCACAAATGGATCAAGTATTTCTGTAACTGTGTCATCAGTATTTTCTGGCACTAAGTCAATTCAAATTATTGGAACAAATAATTTTGGGAATGATGGATTTTTCCCAATTACCTCATTTACTGAAAATACAATTTCATATGTAAATTCAAATGGTTCTGCAGAAAGTTCCTCTGGAGTTGCTATTTTCTCTGGTGAAGGTTTAGTAGTAGCATCTTCAACTTATGATTCAGAAACTCAAAAAACTTTAATTACCACTTCTATACCACACTCAATTTCTGTTGGCAATAAAGTTTATTTCTCATCAATTGCATCAAATACATTCAATGTAGTTGGAGTTGCATCATCTGTTACATTTGTAGTAGATGGAGATGCATCACAAGCAGCAAATTATAACGTATTTCCAATTTCATTATCTCCATCACTAAAAAATTCAGATTTAGTTAATGAGAATCTTTCTTCAAGACAATATCCATTAATAGGAGAAATTTCAGTTAGAACCTCAGATAATTCAACTGGAGATATTTCATCAACTTCTACATCAATCGTAGTAACAAATTCTCAGGGATTTGAAAAATCTGATTTTATTCAAATTGATGATGAAATTATGATGATAACAAATATTAATGGAACTGGTATATCAGTATTGAGAGGATTATTTAATACCAAGTCAGTTGCTCATTCTAGAAATAGATTAGTCAAAAAAATTAATCCAATTCCAGTTGAATTGAGAAGAAATTCCATTCTTCGTGCATCTGGTCATACTTTTGAATATACAGGATTTGGTCCTGGAAACTATTCAACAGGTATGCCAACAAATCAAAATAGAGTTTTAACTCGTGATGAAGTATTAATTTCACAATCACTTTCAACTCGTGGTGGGGTTGTTCTCTATACTGGAATGAATAGTGATGGAGAATTTTATATTGGAAGAAAGAAATTTAATGCTCTAACTGGAGAAGAAGAATTACTTGGAATTCCAGAAGCAGAAAGTCAATCTAATTACTCTGATGATTTAACTGTAAACAAGTTAACAGTTATTAATGAATTAGATGCTTCAACTGCAAATTCAACATTAAAAGATGTAACAGTTACAGGAACCTTAACAGGTAATGTATCGGGTAATGTAACTGGAAATGTAACTGGAAATGTTAGTGGAAATGCTGGCACTGTTACTAATGGAGTTTATACTACTGGAAATCAAACCATTGGTGGAACTAAAACCTTTAGTAATACTATTTCTGGAAGTGTATCTGGTAATGCTGGAACTGTTACTGATGGAGTTTATACTACTGGAAATCAAACCATTGGTGGAACTAAAACCTTTAGTAATACTATTTCTGGAAGTGTATCTGGTAATGCTGGAACTGCTACCGTAGCATCTTCAGTTTCAAATGGAGTTATTTCCGCAGAAAAATTAAATGGAGCACAAACTGGAACTGCCCCAATATTTGGTGTGAGAGCATGGGGAAGAGTCGGTGAGAATGGAAACCTTTCATATGGAGGAAATGTATCAGGTGCAAATAGAACAGGCAATGGAGATTACACTATTAATATTTCTACAAATATGCTTAATGACAATTACTCTGTAGTAGTTACCATAGATCAAGATCCTGGAGATCAGGGCAATAATGATGCTGGAAGAGTTCCTTATGTTTATTCAAAATCAAATAGCAATTTTAAAGTTAAAATTAGACTTTCTGATGCTGCACAAAGTGGAGGAATATCTGCAGTAGATGCACCTTTCAATTTTATAATTATTGGATAATTTCATAAATAATACATAAACAGGGGGATAGTGGAACCCAATGGCATCACAAGACACATTCTTTAAAGTTAAAACTGGTCTAGGTGTAGGTACAGACACTTTATATGCGGATGCTCAGTCAGGAAAAGTTGCTATTGGTGCAACTGAAGGTGACTATGCTCTTGATGTATATGGTACAATTTATAGTGATGTTGACATTCTTGTTGACAATAGCATCGGTATTGGAACCACTGTTCCAGTTCAAAGATTAGATGTAAGAGGAGTTGGAATATTTTCTGGAGTTGGTATTGCAGTAACTAATCCAACTCAAAATTTTCAAGTAAATCGTGCAGATGACAATCCAGTTGTTATCACTGGGTTTGGATCTCTGGGTATAAATAATGCCAATCCAACACAGAGATTCCATTTATCTGGAGAAGAGGTTGGTGAAAGTGTTGTAATCACTGGATTTTCTTCTATTGGAATAAGAGTTCTAAATCCAGAATATGATATTCACTATAAAAATGCAGATGATAATTATGATATTGTAGTTGATTCTCAAGGATTTATTGGTTTTAACGTTTTAAATCCAGAATATAATGTAGATATTGCTAATGATTTAAGAGTATCTGGACTTGCTACAATAACATCAGAATTTGTAGGATTCTCTACAATAGGTATTGCTTCTATTACCCAAGAGGTTGTAGGAGTATCAACTATTGGTATTGCTTCTATTACCCAAGAGGTTGTAGGTGTATCAACTATTGGTATTGCTTCTATTACCCAAGAGGTTGTAGGATTCTCTACGATTGGCATTGCTTCTATTACCCAAGAGGTTGTAGGTGTATCAACTATTGGTATTGCTTCTATTACCCAAGAGGTTGTAGGATTCTCTACGATTGGCATTGCTTCTATTACCCAAGAGGTTGTAGGTGTATCCACAATAGGTATTGCTTCTATTACCCAAGAGGTTGTAGGATTCTCTACAATAGGTATTGCTTCCATTACCCAAGAGGTTGTAGGATTCTCTACAATAGGTATTGCTTCCATTACCCAAGAGGTTGTAGGTGTATCAACTATTGGTATTGCTTCTATTACCCAAGAGGTTGTAGGAGTATCAACTATTGGTGTAGCATCCATTACAAATGAAGTTGTAGGTGTATCAACTATTGGTATTGCTTCTATTACCCAAGAGGTTGTAGGAGTATCAACTATTGGTGTAGCATCCATTACAAATGAAGTTGTAGGATTCTCTACAATTGGTGTTGCATCTATTACTAATGAGGTTGTAGGATTCTCTACAATTGGTGTAGCATCTATTACTAATGAGGTTGTAGGATTCTCTACAATTGGTGTAGCATCTATTACTAATGAGGTTGTAGGATTCTCTACAATAGGTATTGCTTCCATTACTCAAGAAGTTGTAGGTGTATCAACTATTGGTATTGCTTCCATTACCAGAGAAAAAGTTTTAGATTCTGAAATTGAAAATCTTTTAGTTACTGGAATCACCACAACAGCAAAACTTGATGTTGGAATAGGTGCTACATTACTTCGTGCTAGAGGATTTGGATTTACAACAGTAACTGACTTAGAAGGAAATCTAATCAAAGAGATTAGACCAATTGTTGGAATTAATACTACAATTCCAACAAGGACTCTTGATATTGATGGTGATTTAAGAGTTCGTGGAGAAATAATAGATTCAAATAATCAAGTTGGATATGCATATTCAGTTCTTGCATCTTCTGGTGCAATTAACATTAGTGGAAGATTTATTGATGCGGCAAATCTTCTTATAAGAAATAAAGAATTTATTGCCGAGGAGATTGTTGGGTTTATTACTTCCACAGATGGATTATTTGGATTATATGGACCCAATTTTGATTATGGTCCAATAGGAATTGAAACAGGAAGATCTAAATGTAAACGAGATATTGGTCTAATCATTGATTCTATTGCATTTGATATTACTAAAGGGGGAAATTCTAAATCTGTTGGTGCTGGAGTATCTTACTCGTTAGGAAATTACTTAGAAAGCAGTAATCCCCCACCACCTGGACTTGATGGATATGTTGGGGGGTATGTAAAATATGCAACTCTTGCTGGAATTAGTTCAATTGCCACATTGGCACAATATGTTATTAATAACAGCAGACCTCCAGTATCATATCAATCAGGAGTTTCTAGTGTAAGTCAGTTAATTGACACTGAAATTGCCCCCGATGGTGACTCAAATACAAATATTAATGGATGTTCAAACGTAGTATCGGCAATTCACAGTGCCGTAGGAATTGTTACTACAATTATTGGAGTTGGATTTACTGCTTCTGGAATTACTACTAATTATCCATCAGGGGAATTAGTTTGGCAACCACCTGGACCAAGAATTGGAAATGAGTGGTTTGTAAACAAACTTGGTGATGATTCAAATGGTGGAACTGGACCAGGAAATGCATTCTTAACTATTAAAAAGGCAGCATCAATTGCACAACCAGGGGATACAATTAAAGTATATGCTGGACTTTATATTGAAGATGGTCCAATTCAGTTAAATGAAAGAGTTGCAGTTGTTGGAGAAGATCTTAGAAGAACTCTAGTAACAACTAGAGATAAGACAGACCTCTTCTATGTTAAGAGAGGATGTTATGTCTCTCAAATGTCTTTTGTTGGTGAAGCAAATCCAGGAAAGGCAATGGTTTCATTCCCAACTCAGGGATATGGATATGCAAATGGAACTGAGGAAAATTGGCAATCACCTTATGTTCAGAATTGTACAAACTTTGTTCCAGATAGTATTGGAATGAGAATTGATGGTAACAGAGCAGGTGGATTTAAATCCATGGTTCTTGATGCTTACACTCAATATAATCAAGGTGGAATTGGAGTTTCTATTACAAACTTTGGATATGCCCAATTAGTTTCACTCTTTACCATTTGTTGTGATACTGCAGTATTCTGTGATAGTGGTGGTGTTTGTGACCTCAATAATTCAAACTCTTCATTCGGTAATTATGGATTAGTTTCCAATGGTGCAACTCCTCTTCAATATACTGGAACTGTAGTTGAAAATCCTGCAGGAGATAATGTAGATAGACTTGTAATCAATGTTGGTGTTGGAGCATCTCAAGAATTTAAAGATTCTGTAACCATTTTAAGAGAAAATAGAGATTTTATTGCATCAGAAGTTGTTGGATTTATCACATCAACAAATGGACCGTTTGGTGCTGCTGGAACCGTATTTGATTATGGTGGTTCAGTAAACGGCAGAGAATTTTGTAGAAGAGATTCTAAAATTATTGTTGATCAAATTTGTTCAGATATTTTAAACCTAGGAAATCTCAACTCAATTGATGCTGGATTAGCATATAGAGATTCTGCAGATGGGTCATTGACATATTTAAATGAAACTTCACCACCACCTACTGGATTATCTACTGGATATGTTAAAGATGCTGAAATTGCTGCTATTCAACACATTGCAGGAATTTCTACTTACATTGTAAGAAACCTTGATGTTCCAGTTTCATATCAAATAGGAATTGGATCATTCCCACAAGTGAAAGTTTCTGGGATGACTACATCACCACTTATTGATTCATTTATTGCGTCTCGTGTAGGAATTATTACAAGTATTATTGGAATTGGAACTCAAGCAGTTCCAGAAAAAATTCTACCAAAAGGTCAAAGACCTTACGATGGACAAATTGTAGTTGTTGGAACACAATATTATTTTATAAGCAGAATTGAAATCACTAACCCAGGATCTGGTTATGATCCAAATATCCCAGTAAACATAACAATTAGTTTGCCACCACAAAATCCAGATCTGTTTATTCCTGCAGAAGCTGCAATTTTTGAAAGCAATATAAATGCTGATGGAACTATTTCTGGGGTAGAAATTTTAGTTTCTGGAACAGGATATAATGAAACTCCTCCAACTGTAGTTATTGATCCCCCAGCAAGTGGAATTCAGGCAGAAGGAGTTGCGGTTATGGAGAAATTATTCTTCAATCCAATATTATCAACTCAAGTTTCTGCTGGTGGAACAACTACAGTCACTTTTGATGAATTTATTACATATTCACCTATTATTGGTATTGGGGAAACAGTTTATTTCTATCAATCAAGTAAGATCATCGCAAGTAGCATCACATTTGAATATATTGGTACAGGTATAAATATTGTAAATGCTATCCCATCAAAGGGTGCAGTTCCAATTGATGAAAATCAAATAGTTGCTACAAATGGGGGGAAAGTTCCATTCACAAGCACAGACCAAAGTGGAGACTTTAGAATTAGTGAAGGTATCACAATCAACCAGAATACTGGGACAATTAGTGGTCAAGCATTTAGTAAGAGTCTTCAGGCAGAAGTAACACCATTAATTATTGCATTACAACAATAAACAATCATGGCACAACAACCCTTAAATAGTTACAAAACTATAACTGGTATTGTAAGTACATCCAATGAGGAAATCTATAGAACTAGGACTGGTTATACTAGTATCGTTCTATATGGTCAAGTATCTAATACTGGAACAGGAATTGGAACTGTAACTTTTTACCATCAAAGAGAAACCAGAAGTCAAAGTGGAATCTCAACATATCAAAATGAATTAATTTTTGATGCATTGGTCCCTCCAAATGATGCTTTAATTCTTTTGGATGGCAGACTAGTTTTAGAAAGAACTGCACTAAAAACTGACAGTATTAGATTAATAGGAATTTCCTCTACAGCACCAAATCACCTAAAATATACTATTAGTATTTTAGAGACTCTTAATCAATAATAAATAATACTATCACGGGGGATAGTGGAACCCAATCATGTCAAGATACCTAAGCAGAAGAACTGTAAGAACACCTCAATCCAGATTGACTCCAGATAGATATAGATATCTTGGACTCAATCAGGCAGAACCCAACTTAGGTGATCCTCCTGGGGGTTCTTTGCCTATTGGTTCTCAATATATGTTGGTATCTGTTGATGGATACCCTGGAGAAAGATATTGGGTATCAATTCCACCAGGACAAATTGAACTTGGAATTACTGTTAGAGATGAAGGAAATATTATTGGTGGTAATGCTGGTATTGGATCAATTACCCAATTAAATTTTGTTGGACCAGGAGTATCTGTTACTGGTATTGTAACAGCAGGTCTTGGAATTGCAACAATTACAGTTTCTTCAGCATCTTTAGTAGCAGAACCCGTAGATTCTACTCCAAGATATATTGGATTTACCAGTGTAAGATCTGGAGGAATAACTACCACATTTGATATTGCACCACAATCTTTAGTATTCATTCCAAGTAGTGGAAATCTTGGATTAGGATCAACACAACCACAATATTCAGTTGATATTACATCAACAGTTAGACTTGGTGGAGATGTAGCAGATACATCTGGAAATCTTGGAGCAGAGACTCAAGATAGATATTTAAAATCACTTGGTCCAGGTCTTGGTGTTACTTGGTCACTTGCACAAGGTGAAAGAGGTATTCAAGGTATTCAAGGTATTCAGGGTAGGCAAGGAATACAAGGACTTCAAGGAATTCAGGGAATTCAAGGAATACAAGGAATACTTGGAACCCAAGGAACACAAGGAATTCAAGGTTCATTAGGATTCCAAGGAATTCAGGGAATTCAAGGTTCACAAGGATTACAAGGAACTCAAGGATCATTAGGATTCCAGGGAATTCAGGGTGCTTTGGGTCCTCAAGGAATTCAAGGAATTCAGGGCCAATTAGGATTCCAGGGAATACAAGGACAATTTGGACCTCAAGGAATCCAGGGAGTACAAGGTTCACTAGGATTACAAGGAGATTTTGGACCTCAAGGAATTCAGGGAATTCAAGGAATTCAAGGTATTCAAGGAATCTTAGGATCTACAGGTTCTATAGGATTGCAAGGAATTCAAGGTATAAGAGGATTCCAAGGAATTCAAGGGGTTCAGGGAATACAGGGAATTCAGGGGTTTGATGGTTTTCAGGGAATTCAAGGTTTTGATGGTTCTCAAGGTACTCAAGGAATTTTTGGTTTCCAAGGAATTCAGGGAATTCAGGGAAGACAGGGAATCCAGGGAAGACAGGGAATACAAGGTCTATTGGGACTGCAGGGAATTCAGGGAATTCAAGGTCCACAAGGAGTTCAAGGTGCAAGGGGATTCCAAGGAATTCAAGGGTCTCAGGGAATACAGGGACTTCAAGGAATACAGGGACTTCAAGGTATTCAAGGTATTGTAGGGGTCGGAACTCAAGGAACTCAGGGAATTCAAGGTCCACAAGGAATTCAAGGTCCTCAAGGAATTCAAGGTGTTCAGGGAATTCAGGGAATTCAGGGAATTCAAGGTCTTCAGGGAATTCAAGGAAGATTTGGATTCCAAGGAATTCAGGGCATTCAAGGAATTCAAGGTGTTCAAGGATTAATAGGTTCTCAGGGAACACAGGGAACACAAGGAATTCAAGGATTAATAGGAAAATCTATCACAATTCTTGGATCAATACCCACATACACAAATTTACCAGGATATCCAAGTTCTTATACTGGACAAGTTGCAGATGCTTACATTACTGAAGATGATGGACATCTTTGGATTTGGACTGGATCTGCTTGGACAGATGCTGGTGTAATTCGTGGTCCTCAAGGAATTCAAGGAACTAGAGGACCTCAAGGAATTCAAGGAATTCAAGGAACTACAGGTTCTCAAGGAAGACAAGGGGTTCAAGGTCTTCAAGGAATTCAAGGAATAACTGGAATTGGAAGTCAAGGAGTTCAAGGCATTCAAGGCATTCAAGGATCTACAGGTGCTAGAGGTCTTCAAGGATTTAACGGAACGCAAGGATTACAAGGAATTCAAGGTATAAGTGGAACTGGAAATCAAGGAGTTCAAGGAACTACAGGTCTTCAGGGAACTCAAGGCATTCAGGGAATTCAGGGTATAAGTGGAACTGGAAATCAAGGTATCCAAGGAACTTCAGGATCTCAAGGAATTCAAGGAACTTCAGGTCTTCAAGGAAGACAAGGAGTTCAAGGTATAACTGGAGCTGGTTTCCAAGGTATTCAAGGTATTCAAGGAAATAGTGGTACACAAGGATTCCCTGGAAATGATAGTAATGTTGCTGGTCCCCAAGGAATTCAAGGATTTACAGGTACTCAAGGAAGACAAGGTGTTCAAGGAATTCAGGGAATTGGCAACCAAGGAATTTATGGTATACAGGGACTTCAAGGAAGACAAGGAATTCAGGGTACTCAAGGAATTCAGGGAACTAGAGGTCTTCAGGGATTTACAGGTATTCAAGGTGCTGCTGGTACTCAAGGAACCATAGGATCTCAAGGACTTCAAGGAATTCAAGGAACTAGAGGACTTCAAGGAACTACAGGAACTCAAGGAACTACAGGAACTCAAGGAATTAAGGGTGATGTTGGTACAACATCATATAAAGCAGATGCAGCAACTGTACTATCACCAAAATCATCAGATTATTCAAATATAACACAGCAAGGTTCTTACATTTATTGGAACCGAAATTCTGGTGATGGTGCTACTTGGATTCTAAACCAAAGAGGATCAGGTGGTGGTGGTTTTTATTTTGGGGACTCAAATACATCAAATGCTCTCTCTAACGATCATTTATTTGTAAGTAGAGAAGGAGATATTTATTTTGATGGATTTGCAAATACATTAACAAATCAAAATCGTGGACTATATTGGACTGCATATGATAAGGAAACCGTTGGTGATGAAACTGATGTTGCTTCTATTATTCATACTATAAATGTTGGTGGATTAACTGGATCCGTTCTTCAAATTTCATCATTAAATGAAACAAATGATGGTATTAATTTTAATGTACCTGATAATGATAATGTAAGAATTAATGGAAATATTGTCCTCAATTCTGCAAACTATGCAGATTATAGTGGAGGTACAGCAACAAGAATTTATAATACAGTTGCAACAAATGATTATATTCGTGTTCAGGGTGGTGGAGTTAGTGATGCAGGATATCTTGAACTTGCAACTGCTGATGATGGAAATGAACCAATTTATGTAAGACAATATACTGGAGTATTTGCAACAATAACAAGAACCTTAACTCTTCTTGATGCAACTGGACAAACAACTATTCCAGTAAGACTTGGAATTAATAGAACTCCAAGTAGTTCATTTGCACTTGACGTAAATGGATCTGCTAATATTACTGGTGCTATTACTGCTAATGGAGTGAATTCAACAGCAGATAATGCTTTTTATTCAATAGGAACAAATCCCACAAATGATGTTTGGGGAGGTTCTATTGAAATTCGTGAAATTAATTCCGTAGCAAATACTCAAACAGGCAGTCAATATGCTCCTGGACTTACATTCCATTGGAGTAATGTAGCAGCAGCTGGTATTAAGATGTATAGTGATGGATCTATAAGATTTATTGCTCAGAGTTCTACTGGTGGAAATTATCAAAATGTTTATGCTAATGCGTATTTTCTGACCACTTATGGAACGAATTATATTACAAATGGTAATGCAGATAATGCCACTTTTGACAACTTTAATTTGTCAATTAGAAGTTGGTATGGAATTGGATTCCCATCATATGATAATGTGAACAGAATTGTATTTAATACAAGAACTGGGGATATTGCATGTAAAGGAAATATTTGGGCAAATGCATCTAATGCTACTGGTGGTGGTATTATTCTTGGTGATGATGGAGATATCGTTGATATGAATGATGGATACTGCAGTATGAGATTTAGTGGTGGAGTCAGAATCCGATCTGGAAATAGAACTGGTGGTGCTGTTATTGATTTAAATAGCAATGGGGATATTTCTTCGGGTAGAGTATTCAGTAACATATTTTATGATAGTGTAGATACTGCATGGTATGTGGATCCATATGGATCCTCCAGACTTGTGGAACTTTATATTAATGGTGCATCTCCTGGAGTAGATCCTGCTGGATCTACAGGAAATAATCCTGGAGGAAGATTAACTTCTGGTGGATATGATTTGGCAACATATCAAAATGTTCCCATCAGAGTGAATAGAACTGGCAATGACGGAACAATAATTTCAATTAGGCAAGGTGGTGATCAAGAAGGAAGTATTTCTGTTAATGGAACTTCAGTCAGTTATAATTCATTTATGGGATCACACTGGTCCTGCCTTGAAAATAGAGAAAAACAAGATATTTTGGTTGGAACTATACTAGAAACTATTGATGAATTGGTTGAATGGAAAATTATTGAATTTGATTATTTTGATGAATTATTAGACGATTATCGTAAAAAGAAAATTCCTTACAATGGAAATGTAGAAATTGATTCTGAAATTCAATTTACATATGATGATCAACAATACACAGGAGTTATTAAATTAGAACAAAAAGAACTTGAAAATACCTATGATGTCTATAGTGATACATTAAATAAGCACGTAAAAGTAAAAGTAAGTGATACGATTGGATCTTCTGCCGTATTTGGAGTATTTGTTGGTTGGGACACTGATGTTGATATGGAAAGGGAAGATGAACACAAAGTTGAACCTTGGACAGATCTAAATGTTGGAGCAATTGGAAATTATTTTGTTAGAATGGCACCAAATGAAGTTGTCAATATTGGTGATCTGATTGAATCAAATGGTGATGGTTGTGGAAAGGTTCAAGATGATAATATTATCAGAAGCAAAACAATCGCAAAAGTTACTAGTACGATCAAACAACGAATTTATAGTGATGGTTCTTATCTCGTAACTTGTGTTCTATATTGTGGTTGATGCTTTTAATAATAAATAGTAACAACCACAATTTTAAGTATGCAGAACGATTTTATACATACGATAAAAGTTACTCAATTGACTGTTGAAGATAGTTTTAATGACTTCAATAATGTTGTCGTACATTGTAGATGGTCATTAGAAACTTATCATAAAGATTTTCCAGATACTGTTGAATGTTTTTCTGGTGCAGTTCCATTTAAAGTGTCTGAGATAGATCTACAGGAATCGTTTATTAATTTTGAAGAATTGACAGAAGATCAAGTTGCATCTTGGATCCCCAAGAATGTGGTAAGTTTTGGTATGTATAAAAAAAATAATATTGAAAAATTAACTGAAATATTATTTTCAAAGAAAACAGTTATCGAAAATCCTTGGCAAGATAAAAATAATTCTGAAATTTAAACAAATAAATAACTAATAAAGTTCAAAGATAATGGCAGTACAAGTAATTAATTTCCCCATAGAGCAGGGAACAGACTTCTCATTATCACTAACACTTAAATCAAATGGTGCTCCTATTGATTTAACTAATTATAATTTTTCAGCAAAAATGAGGAAGCATTATGCTGCTTCCGATTATTATGCTTTTAATATAACCAAAGACGTTCCAAATACTTTGGGAAAAGTTAATATTGGAATGGCAAGTTCAATAACTGGAACAATTTCTCCTGGAAGATATGTTTATGATGTAATAGGGACAGTTGGTGTTGGAACAACAGCAACTACTTCCAAATATTTTAAAGGGTCAATCTTAGTAGAAGGAACGTCATCCTGATGGATATCGAAGTAAATGTATCTAATTCCAATATAGACGTAGAATTATCCAATAATAATAATATTGATATAGTATCTTCATCAACTTCAATTGATGTTGGAATACCACCATCAGACAATTTAGATATAACGACTGCATTACCTTCTGGTATTCAGGGATTGATCGGAAATCAAGGAATTCAGGGAATACAAGGAATTCAGGGAATACAAGGTCCCCAGGGAATTCAGGGAACTCAAGGAATACAAGGTATCGATGGTCTTCAGGGTTCTCTAGGTTTTCAAGGTATTCAAGGATCTGATGCCAAAATTCAGGGAATTCAGGGAACTCAAGGTATTGATGGTCTTCAGGGTTCTCTAGGTTTTCAAGGTATTCAAGGATCTGATGCTAAACTTCAAGGAACTCAAGGAATACAAGGTTTTGATGGCATTCAAGGTTCCTTTGGTATTCAGGGCACTCAAGGTATTCAAGGATCTGATGCTAAACTTCAAGGAATACAAGGTATTGATGGTATTCAAGGTTCCTTTGGTATTCAAGGTATTCCAGGTATTCAGGGAATACAAGGAATACAAGGAACTCAAGGAATACAAGGTATTCAAGGACCATCTGCCCCCACATTAACTGTCAGTACCAGAAATGGAGTTTCTGGTATCAATAGTACAGATGCTGTAACTAATATTAGTGCAATAAGATTTGATAGTAATACTGGATTTGCTGTTACAGATCTTGGTAGTGGTGAAGTATTTGTTGAACTTAACAGCACATTTAAAACTTGGATTGTTGATGGACAAGATTCATTAGTTGCTGTTGGTGAGGATACTGTAGAATTTGTTGCTGGACCTGGAATTGCAATAACGACATATGCATCAGATCCAAAAAAGATAACATTTTCAGTAACATCTTCGGCTCAAGGTACTCAAGGAATTCAAGGAATTCAAGGAATTGGATCTACAGGTTCTCAAGGAATTCAAGGGTCTACAGGTTCTCAAGGAATTCAAGGATCTACAGGAACTCAAGGAATTCAAGGATCTACAGGTTCTCAAGGAATTCAAGGGTCTACAGGTTCTCAAGGAATTCAAGGATCTACAGGAACTCAAGGAATTCAAGGAATTCAAGGAAGACAAGGAACTACAGGGTTTCAAGGAATTCAAGGAAATACAGGAAATACAGGAACTACAGGTTCCCAAGGTATCCAAGGTATTCAGGGAAGACAAGGTACTCAAGGTATCCAAGGAACTCAAGGAAATCAAGGAACTCAAGGAACTACAGGTCTTCAAGGAACTACAGGTTCTCAAGGAACTCAAGGGAGACAAGGAATACAAGGAACTCAAGGTATCCAAGGAATTCAAGGAACTCAAGGTATCCAAGGAATTCAAGGAATTCAAGGTATCCAAGGAACTACAGGTTCTCAGGGAATTCAAGGAATTCAAGGAACTACAGGTTCTCAAGGAATTCAAGGATCTATAGGATCTCAAGGATCTCAAGGAATTCAAGGAATTTTTGGTCCAGTAGCAGGATCAGAATATCAAATTGTATATAAGGATTCTTCTAATGTTGCTACTGGATCATCAAATTTAACATTTGATGGGAATACTTTTTATACAAATAATGTTTTAATATCTGGAATTTCTACATTCACAAATGATATACACTTAGGTAATAATAATTATGTTTATCTTGGTGATGATGATGTATTACAGATTTATAGTGATGGTATTGATAGTTTTATTTCAGAATCTGGATCTGGAAATTTATATTTAAGAAGCAATCAACTTAATATTCAAAATTATTCTGGCAATGAAACTTTAGCAGTTTATACTGAGAATGGTTCTTCTGAACTTTATTATAATAATAATAAAAAATTCGAAACTACAGATAATGGAATTACAATCTATAATACTGATGGTGATATTCAAATTGGTGATATTGTTCAGGGAGTAACTGATTCTGGAGTTATATTTAATACTTCTGGTCCAATTAATTCTGGAATATTCACAGAAGTTGACGGAACTATTTTATCATATGGCATAAATATTGACCAAATTTCATCTTATGACCAAAATAACCTTAGTGCAATTTTTAGATTAGATACAAGAATAGGATCTTCAGAAAATTTTGGTGATGCAGAATGTTTTGTAGTTAAAGCTAGATCACCACAATCTATATTTTATCATAATGGAATTGTCATCAATTTAAATGATGGAAATACTTATTTGAGTCCAGATAAGGGAAATATTATACTAGGATCTTCCTCAGAAACTGGATCTAGTCAAAAACTTCAAGTTTTTGGAAGTGCATATATTGCTGATAATGTTGGCATTGGAACTACAAATGCAACAGCAAAACTTGACGTATCTGGAAGTATAAGACTTCGTGGAGCATTATATGATTCTAATAACAAAGTAGGAACTGCATCATCAGTATTAATTTCAACTGGAGTTGGAGTAAGTTGGGCACCATTTACACTTGCTGGAACTCAAGGAACTCAAGGAATTCAGGGTATTCAAGGAATTCAAGGTGTTCAAGGTATTCAGGGAATTCAGGGTACTCAAGGAATTCAAGGAATTCAAGGAATTCTGGGAGTTCAAGGAATTCAAGGAATTCAAGGAACTCAAGGAATTCAAGGAATTCAAGGTGGTCAAGGAATTCAAGGAATTCAAGGAACTCAAGGAATTCAAGGAATTCAAGGTGGTCAAGGAATTCAAGGAATTCAAGGTAGTCAAGGAATTCAGGGCATTCAAGGAACTTCAGGATCTAAAGGTAGTCAAGGAATTCAAGGTGGTCAGGGAATTCAAGGGATTCAAGGATCTGATGGAATTCAAGGTGGTCAAGGAATTCAAGGAATTCAAGGAATTCTGGGAGTTCAAGGAATTCAAGGAATTCAAGGAATTGATGGAACTATAGGCAATTCTGGACTTCAAGGAAATCAAGGAATTCAAGGAATCCAAGGTTTAACTGGACCGATTGCAGGTTCTAATACTCAAGTTATTTTTAATGATAATAATGTTTCTGCGGGTGCAACTAACTTTGTTTATGACGCAGTAAATCAAAGAGTCGGCATAGGAACCACAAATCCACAATCAACACTTGATGTTCGTGGAACAATCTCAATTGGTAGAACTGATGCTTCTACTGTAAACTCTATTCGTTCTGTAACTGATATTAACTCTTGGGAGTATGCTGGTGTATTTGATTCAGTAAGTGCTCAAGATACTGCACCATCAGACATTTACTTCAAAGATGATGGAACCAAGATGTTTATTCTTGGTGATACTGGAAATGATGTAAATGAATATGCACTTTCTACTGCTTGGGAAGTCAATACCGCAACATTTACAACAAACTTTAGTGTTGCCGCACAAGATACTAATCCTGCTGGTTTATACTTTAAACCAGATGGAACCAGAATGTATATTTGTGGTCAGACTGGAGTTTCTCCAACTGGTGACAGAGTTTATTCTTATACTTTAGGAACTGCTTGGGACATTAGTTCTGCATCTTATGATAATAAAAACTTTAACTCCGGTTTAAATGATACTGCACCTCAAGGAGTTTACTTCAAAGACGATGGAACCAAGATGTATGTGGTTGGTTCCACTGGTGATGCTGTTTATGAATATACGGTTTCTACTGCTTGGGAAATTGATTCAACTGTAACTCTTGCAAATACCCTTCTTATTGGTACTACAAATACATTAAATCTTCCACTGACTCTTACTGCACCAGTTGGTATTAATTTTAATGCATCTGGAACAAAGATGTACATTATTGATCAAATTCGTGATGTAGTTGCAAGATTTGATTTATCTTCTGCTTGGGACTTAAGTACTGCAGTATTTTATGATAATGTTTATATTGGTTTCCAAGAACTCACACCAACTGGAATATTCTATCAAGAAGACCAATCAAAAGCATATGTTGTTGGAACTACCAATGATACTGTTTATCAATATAATACTGATGTTCCTTCATTAGAACTTGCATCTGCTGGTATTTCCACAAGGTCTTCAATTATTCTTAACAATGAAACAAGACTGAATAATCGTCTTTATGTAACTGATACTGCTCATTTTAGCAGACCAGTTACAGTTAAGGAATCACTCCAAATTGATGGTTCTGTTGCAACAAGTAGTAACCTTACAGTTTCTGGTGGAACAATAACCACAGGAAACGTTGCTGCAACACTTCTTGGTGGTAATACTACAACTAACATTACTGCTTTTGGTGGATTAACCTCTGGAACATTAACACTTGGTGGAACCGCACAAACTGGAACTATAACGATAGACCAGTCTGCTTCTGCTCATACATTAAATATTGCTTCTGGTGTTACTACTGCAACCAACCAAAAGACTGTTAATATTGGTGCTGGTGGAACAGCAAATACAAGAACTTTAATTTCTTTAGGTTCTGCTACTGCTGGTGCGATTAGTACTGTTACTATTCCATCACCAACTAATCTTCTTATTGGTGCTGCCACAACTACAGGAACAGCATCACAACTACTTCAAGTGACTGGTGGTGCTTATGTTTCTGGTAATCTTGGAATTGGTAATACAAATCCACAAAATCCTCTTCATATATCTGGTTCTGCAGGAACTCTATTAAGAATTGACGGTGGTGGGGGAGGAACAGGAACTAGAGATATTGTCATTACTGAATTTAATACTGATGCTTATGGTGGAATTATAAGATATGATAGTGTAGCAGACTTATTTACTTTTGGAACCCTTGAAAATTCAGTAGTTCAATATGCATTAAATGTTAAGAGATCAAATGGTTATATTGGAATTGGATCCACAAATCCAACATCAAAACTTGATGTTCTTGGAAATGCAATAATAAAAACAACTTCAACAGGTGATGTTAATTTAAGACTTCAAAGATCTTCTTCATCTGGAAGGGCACAATTTACAGTAGAAAGTGAAAGTGGAAGTCAAATCTGGAGAGTGGGGTTAACTGGTGGTGGTACAGAACCTTTTAGTTTTTTTGATGGAACGCAGAATGCTTTACAACTGAATAAATCACTTCAAATAGTAAGTATAGATGCTCCATATTCTTTAGTAGTCGGCACTGCTACAACTACTGGAACAGCATCACAAAGACTTCAAGTAACTGGTGGTGCTTATGTTTCTGGTAATCTTGGTATTGGAATCACAAATCCAGGAGCAACTTTAAATGTAGTTCCAACAGCAACTTCTATTGCTGGATTGTTCTCTGGAACCACATCAAGTGATATGGTTCGTATCACTCAACTTGGAACTGGTAATGCTCTGGTTGTTGAAGATAGTGCTAATCCAGATACAACTCCTTTTGTTGTTACTGCTTCTGGTAGTGTTGGAATCGGTATTACAAATCCACAATCAATTTTACATTTGCAAACAAGTTCTGGTGATACAAAACTAATTATAGAATCAGATGCTGATAATAACAATGAGGGAGATAATGCTTATATTATTTTTAGAGGTGACGGTGGTGTAGAGCAGTCTGCAATTAAAAATGGTAATTTTGCAGGAAGTAATGATAATCAATTAATTTTTTATAACAGTACATCAGTTGGTGGTGGAATTATTTTTGCAACAGGCACTGTTAATGAATATACTAATGCAATAGAAAGATTAAGAATAACACCGACTGGTAATATTGGTATTGGCCTTACAAATCCATCACAACCATTAGATGTTAATGGTAATGTAAGATTTCGTTCTGGACTTTATGATTTCAATAACTCTGTAGGAACTACAACATCAGTTCTTGTATCTACTGGTGCTGGAGTTAGTTGGACTCCAATTGCAACTGCTGCACTTCAAGGACTCCAAGGTACTCAAGGAATTCAAGGAACTCAAGGTATCCAAGGAATTCAAGGAACTACAGGAATCCAAGGAATCCAAGGAATTCAAGGAATTCAAGGAATTTTTGGTCCAGTAGCAGGTTCTACAAATCAAATTGTTTATAAGGATGGTTCAAATAATCCTACTGGATCCAATAATCTAACTTTTGATGGTTCCAATCTTTATGTTGGTGGGAATATAACAATTGGTGGCACTACAGCATTTATTGCTGTAAATGAACTTAAAGTTACTGACAAAGATATTGTACTTGGTATTACTACAGATGCGTTTGATAATGACATCTCTACAGATACGACAGCAAGTAGTGGTGGTATTGCTATTGCATCTACTGAGGGGACCCCATTAATTAGTATGAATTCTGGTGGTGAACTTACACCAGATACCTATAAGCAGTTAATGTGGTTTAAGTCTGGTTCCTTTACTGGTCTCAACACCGATGCTTGGATATTCAATTATGGTGTTGGTATTGGATCTACACAAATTCCATTAGGAGTTAGACTTGCTGCTGGAGGTATGCAAGTTACTGATACGACAGTAATTACACCACAATTAAGTGTTTCTGGGGTTTCTACCTTTAGTGGAATTGTAGAAATTGATTCTTCTTTAAAAGATTTTTATGGAAATGTTGGTGTTGCTGGTTCTATTTTAGTTTCTATTGGTGCTGGAGTTTCTTGGATTGCTCCATTTGCTGCTGGATTGCAAGGAATTCAAGGAAGACAAGGTATTCAAGGAACTACAGGTTCTCAAGGTATTCAAGGTATTCAAGGAAGACAAGGTATTCAAGGAACTACAGGTTCTCAAGGTATTCAAGGAACTCAAGGTATTCAAGGTATTCAAGGTATTCAAGGAATTCAAGGAGTTGAAGGATCTCAAGGAACTACAGGTTCTCAAGGTATTCAAGGAGTTGAAGGATCTCAAGGAACTACAGGATCTCAAGGTATTCAAGGAACTACAGGTTCTCAAGGTATTCAAGGAAGACAAGGTATTCAAGGAACTACAGGTTCTCAAGGTATTCAAGGAACTCAAGGAACTCAAGGAACTCAAGGAACTCAAGGTATTCAAGGAATTCAAGGTATTCAAGGTATTCAAGGAGTTGAAGGATCTCAAGGAACTACAGGATCTCAAGGTATTCAAGGAAGACAAGGTATTCAAGGAACTACAGGTTCTCAAGGAACTACAGGTTCTCAAGGAACTACAGGTTCTCAAGGAATTCAAGGAACTACAGGATCTCAAGGTATTCAAGGAATTCAAGGAACTACAGGTTCTCAAGGCATTCAAGGAAGACAAGGTATTCAAGGAACTACAGGTTCTCAAGGAATTCAAGGAACTACAGGATCTCAAGGAACTACAGGATCTCAAGGAACTACAGGTTCTCAAGGA